TAGGAAATGAATCTTCCCATTTTAAATTGCCATCTTTGTCATGACATTTTACTTCATAAAAACCTTCAATACCTACAGTTTCATTAGCAGCAGCACCAGCATTTAGCGTGATGGTAGCATTATCCCCAAATCCACCTTTTTCGTTTTGATTCATAATTACTCCTTAACTTATTCTTAAAATGGCACTTGTTGAATTTGCCGTTGGAAATTGCACTGTGAAACTAGTTGTTGCTGTTTTATCAGAGCCAAAATTTAATACAAAAACTGCCGCATTTGTAGTGCTATTATAAACTAAAGCACCCCTACAAGTAAAATTTGCTGGGGTCCATGTGACGTTAGCAAATGATAAGTAAGCTGTATTATCTTCTGTATCTGAAAGTATTGTTGTGGGGGTTAAAACTACCCCTCCAGCCGCATATCCTGTGCCTGTAACCTCATTAGTTGTGGTATAGGCGGTAGTAGCATCACCTAGATCTGCTAATGCGTTATAAAGAGCTATTTTATATGTATATGGCGTACCTGTATTAAAGTTCTCAAGGCCTTTAAGCATGTTAGATTTAAATACTGTGCAAGCGGTTTGGGTTATCATAGAGATACCTCAAACTTATTATGCTTAGATAAGTTATGTTTTTCTGGTATAACTTGTAAATTTTCAATCATATGTAGTCCTGATACTGTTTTGCCTTGTAATGGAATAATATGGTCAACGTGCCATTTAAATCCAAACATTTTAGTCCTTAAAGCTGCTAATTCATAGGCTTCTTTTATAAACCATAAGTCATCTTTTGTGAGCCATTTAGGCGTTCTATTTAATATACTTGCTTGTCTTTTACGAGCATAATAAGCTTGTAATGGTTTAGTACGCTGTTTATATTCTTTCATTGTTTGTTTACGTTTTTCTGGGTTATTTAAAACATATTCTTTATGTTTTTGAGCTATAAGTTCACGATTTTTAGCTTTATATTTACGCCCATAATTGCGTGATGCTTCTAAATTATCTTGCCATTTAGCTTTTCTATATTCAGATAAACAAGTCTTACATTTAGTTTCTTTACCATCTTTATATACAGAATGGTTAGGATATTCATCCAATGGTTTATTTATTAAACAAACTCTACAAATTCTCATTATGAACTAATTCTTAATTTTACTTGCCCGTCTCTAAATGCATCACCTCTTTCAAGGCCGTCACCAAGACGTTTAAGTTGTTGTACAGCTTCTTGATACTTATCTTCGTAATTCTTAATAACATCTGGCTCTTGCTTTTGGAAGATCATAGCTTCACGCATAGAACCATAAAATAGTACTGGATCATAATTATCACCCAGCCATGAAGTTCCAGTTGAATTAGATACACCAGTTACAGTTGCAGTAAATCCAGAACCAGCGCCACCTAAGTTTGCTGTAGCGGCACTTAATATATTGCCTACTACATAGAACTGACCACCTTCATTTAAAGTGATTGAGCTTACTGCACCAGATGAATTAATGACAATAGTAGCTGTAGCACCAGATCCAGAACCACCAGTTAACGATACGTTTTCGTATACGCCAGGAACATATAATGACCCTACTGTGGTAATAGCTATTAATGTGATTTGACCTTGCACAATCGTAGGTGGGTAATAGTAATAATGTAATTCAGCATTATAGCTTGCATCAGGCGTTGGACCTAAAAGAAGGGACAGCTCATTAATAGCACTATATTGAGATCCAAATAAAGCATAATGAGTTGGCGTTCCTGTATCAGTAGGGCTAGGAAAGGCTTGTCTAATATAGTTTACATCTTTGTTTAAAAGATATTCATACGTTCCATCTGGATTAATAACAGCAAAAGAATATGTAGATAACCAGTCGTTTGGAAGCGATAAGTATTTATTGCCAGATGTCAAAGTACCTGTTACGTTTTTACGTAAAGATGGTAACTGAACATTATTATAAATACGCTCTTCAGCTTGTTGAACAAAAGTAGGTATATTAGCTACAAAAAGTTGTTCTGTAGTTTCCGCATAGTCTTGTATTGCCTGATACAGTTGAACGTAGTTCATTACTATCCTTGTTTACCGCTAATCTTACGACCTTTAGTAGCTGCGCCATATCCACGCATTTCTTTAACACCGTATGGATTTACTTCTCCATAATTACCTTTGCTAACACCACCAACAGACATATTCATTTTGCTTATTCCGTTACCAGGCATAGCTACCGCTTCTTGTTCTGTGCCATTTGGATTAGTCATAGGTTGTTTATAAACACCAATGTCATTACCACCGCCAGAAGGATATTTAAATCCAGTATAGGCACTAGCATCTTTATTCTCTTTAGCGTGACCTAAAGGATAAGCTTCTGCTGGTGTCACTGGAACTTTGCGTTCTTTAGTCATAATTATTTACCTTTTTTTTGATTCATTGCTCTTGCTAAATTGCGTCCAAGTTTCTTCATAGCTAATGAAGTTACTGAAGATGCGCCCTTAGAACCTTTACCAGATTGAATTGCAACAGTAGGTCCTGAATCACCTAGATTTTTGCCTTTAGTTTTACCTTGTTTGGTAATACCATCAGCTCCTGATTTAAATGCCATTTTGTTTCTCCTAATTAAGTTGTGACAATTGTTACATCGCCTATTATAACATTACTTATAAGGTGGTTAGGCGTTAATAAAGTATCAAATGAACTTGCTCCACCAACTGGATTCCAACCCCACTCAATCTGACGGCTACCATCTTGAGGATAACCATTATCTTGAATGTTGAAAGAATTGTTTTGCCCAGTTTGTAAACCAGTATTACCAGACACTTGATAAGATACATCTGGTCTTGGTTCACGTACTGCTTGTGGATCATTTACAGGATACATGCCAAGCAATAACTGTGGTTGATCTGGTTCCCAGCATTCTGGGCATACCTTAACGCTAATTTGCTTTGTTTTAAGTATAAGTTTTCTTAATTCTTTAAGCTTATAACGCTGACCACATCGGTCACATTCGGCAATTGAGTGTTTCCCACTGGAATACTTGGTAGCCATGATTACCTTATATAAGACATATTTCTAGGCACAAATCTAATCGGTGCCTTTTCTCTGTCCTCTTGAGATGCTAGATCCCATTGTTTTTCATAATCTGATTGTAAGAATGCTACTCTGTTTGGATCTACTGCAGGTGACTTAACAGATAAATAATAAGCTAATCCAGCTACCATACATGGTAAGAATCTAAATGGAATATCATTCACTGTTACACCAGTGCCAGCATCTTGTACTCTACGCATTCTCCAGTAAACAAATACATACTGATTACCAGGTGAATTAGGAGTTGGCCATACATTAACGCTTGGCAAGTTTTGTATTGTAATATAGTTTCTTGGGCTTGTAGTTGCTACATGAACTGCTGCAGTTGTATTGTTTTGGCCACGAGCACAATTTAATAATTGGTTAGTAGCATTATCCACATTCGGATAGTAGATAGTTTCATTATCAATCTTAATAAATCCAGCTGAAGCAATGTTAGATACATCACTTAATGTGATTGTTGTATCTGTAGAGCTTATAGAAGCAGCTAAATATACAGTGCTTTCATTAGACATACCAGACTGCCTATTGATCCATACTTGGATAGGGCGACCCGTAGCTAGCTTATTTGGAATCGTAGAATATGTATCTTCTGATATACGACTAATGTTAATGTCTTGTTGATTAGGGCCACCGTTACCAGTACGAGTAATCATACTTAGTAAGTCAATAGTATCCACTGGAAGAGCATAAGTAGGTTGCCCTGTAGCCATAGTGATTTGACCTTCTTCAATGGTCCAAAGGTTAATACCACGATTAGCCCATTCAATCGTTAATAGATTAAGGCTTCGTCTAGCGGTTCTAAAGTCATATCCAGTTCTTAATTCTAATCCACAACGTTCAAATGCCTCTTCTATGAGGTCATTCATGTTTAGATTAAATAAGCTGGTTCCTGTAGTTTCAGCCATTGTTTACCTATTTTTGCAAAATACGCAAATTTTTAAGTTTCTTGATGATTTTTTGCACAAATTTCTTGATCATATATGCCTTTATTTTTTAGCTGTTTTAGCAGCTTGTTTAAATTGTTTTGCTGTAGGTGCGCCTTTAGAACCAGGCTTACGCATCTTCTCACCAGAACCTTGAGCTATACGTGCCTTCTTGGCGTGAATATTGGCATAGAGGCCGACCTTGCCACCTTTAGCATATTGAGTAAAGTCCGTATCATCTCTACGGGCTTTCTTTTTACCCTTAGGCATTTTAGATGGGGCTATATCGCCCATACCACGAGAGGCTCTCATTAGCAGATTTTTCCTTTAGTTTTTCCACGAACAGCACAACCATCAGCACGAGCTGAAGCTGTACCACCTTTTTTCATGCCTAAAACTTTACCTAAACCGATTCCAGCTTTAATACCTGCTTCTGCACCTTTTTTAGGATCTTTTATTGGATCCATATCTTTTTCAGAGCTACCAATACCTTTGGGTGGTTTAACTACCTCATCAGGTAAAGCTTTAGTTTCTGGGCTCATGTCGCCAGCTTTAATAACTTTAACAGGTTTTTTAGGTTCAGCCATGATTAAACCATTCTACCTTTTGTTTTGCCACGAATAGCACAACCGTCAGCACGTCTTGAAGCTGAAGATGCTTTGCCGCCAGATGACATACATTTAGTTTTGCCACCACGTTTGAAACCCATAGAGCGTCTTGCTTTTTCTTGCATATCAATATCAGCAATCTCTGCAGCAGCTTTATTAATCTTACCCATATCTGGTCCCATAACATCTGGATTATCACGATCTACTGAACCGTAATCACCTTCAACAGTAATTTCTTTTTTAGTTACTTTTTTAGGTGTGTTAAATTTAGGGCCAATTTTATCGCTTGGAGAAATGCCAAGTTTACCTGGGAAATCAGGATTAGCTGGTCTACCTTCTAATTCTCTATCAATGCCATCTGCAGACATTGGAGATTTCTTTTTAAAAGATTCGTTTAATGCGGTGCGTCTAGCTTTTGCTGCTTCACCGATCTCTTTAATTGTTTTACCTAATATTTTTAGTTCAGCCATGATTTACTCCTTAAATAATTTTGCCTTTAGTTTTGCCTTTAACAGCAATACCATTGGCTTTTGATAATTGAGATGTTTTACCGCCAGAAGCGTAGCATTTACCACCACGGTTCATTTTATGTTCTTTCATTTCTTCTGCTTTAGTTTCTTTTTTCTCGTGTCTCATCATAGCTGCTTTAGATGCATATTTCTCACCTGTGCCTTTTTCTGTGATGCCACCTTTTTTCATACCATGCATAGATTTTTCATGGCCTTTTACTTCTTTTTTAGCAATCATCTTTGCATCTGATTTTGTTGCACAGCCTTTAGCCATACCGCCATTTTTCATGTAGCCCATTTTATTTCTAACCTCCGTTGGTAATTTTGATAGTCCAGGATTTTTACTTGATTCTACAGATTTAAGTTTCCCGCCTTTTTTCATAGTTGGTAAACTAGCTGGCATTGTTGGTGCAACAGCTTTCATAGGGTTAACAGCTAATGCTGGGCGTTTTTTAGCACGTCCTAACATCATAGCCATTCTTGGGTTTGTTGATTTCATATTAGTTCCTTAGTTACATTTCCAACGTTTTAAAGAAGCTGCTTTACGAGTAGGTCTGCCTTTTTCATCTTTCATTGGCCCAGGCATTCCAGACATTCTTGCACAGAAAGATCTCTTACGAGCACCACCTTGTGGTTGTGGAGCTTTTAAATTAGATCCTGTAGCAGCGTTATATTTAGCACGGCCTTTAGCGGTTAATCCAGCACCTTTAGACACTGGTAACTTCTCACCACGTCCAATAGCTAATGATACGCCACCTTTTTTAAACTTCTTACTTTTGTCAGCTTCTGCAAAATCTTTACCTACTGATTGAGGTATACCAACTTTTTTAGCAAACTTAGGATTATGAGCAACTGCTGTCATAAGCTTATGTTGAGATTTAGATTTACTTGGCATTACTTACCTAACCAGTGAGTTACCATCCAGCTTATAACGCCTGAAAGAACAGTAGCAATAGCGATAAATACTTTCCAACCGCCTTTAATTTCTTCTAAAGTCTTTTCAATACTATCAAGACGTTTTTTTAACTGATCCATATCTTCCATAATAGTATCTACATCAGATTGAATATGTTTAATTTCTACACCGTGTTCCGCTAATTCACGTTCGTTGCTCATATATTATCCGTAATATATTTGAGTAGCTTCTACGTTTGACATATAAGCATAAACGCCATTAAGTACACGGACGCCTTCTCCTGGAATAATAGGAGCATTGTTATATGTGTCGCCTGCAGAAACATTATAAGTTACTAACCATTTTGTAGAATAAACTGCTGCTGGAGTAGCTGTAATTGTTCCAGTATTGATATCAGTTAAAGTAAAAGTATCAGCGCCTGTTCTGGTAATTGTGTAATTACCATCTGTAGCTGCACCACCTGTACCTGATTCAAAATGAATACCAATAACATCTCCTGTGTTCAATCCATGAGCTGTTTTTGTAACAGTGACTGTATTGCCTGAACGACCATAAGTTACACTAGCTGAAACTGGCGTTGTTAATGTATCAAATAAAACTACAAATCCAGCCGTAGCTGTACCTACATATGATACACCTTTAATACGTGTTGCAAATTTTACTAAGTATCCGCTTTGGTCAATGTGAGCTTGTTTTACATCATATTGCATTGCCATAATTAATCTCCTTAAGTTATAAACAAGGGGGAGTTAACCCCCTTAGATTAATTATTGTGTGTTGTATGTTGCACGGTCATCAGATTGAGCATATTCAACTGTAACAAAACCTGTACCAGCTGTAGGTTGACCTACTGATGTTATTGTAGCAATAATAGCTGAAGAAGCTTGTTGGCCATTAGATGCTGCAACATCAATTGGAGTTGATTGCATATTTGTTAATTGTGCTGCTGTAAATGTAGGTGTTGTACGACCTGCAGTTTTAGCATTAACACCAGAAGCATACTCAGTACCAGCTGCAGTTTTACCAACAGTTAAAGTAGCTGATGTAGCTGAGTCATACGCTGTAATAACATCAACAACAATATTAGTAATTTTAGATCCTGCTGGAACATATAATGTTACGCTTTGAACTA